TACGACAACTACACAACCCATCATAAGATTACAAAGACCAGAGAGCAGCGTAATGTAATGGCAAGGTTTGCTTTTATGGTAGCGGCACGAGATTTGTACACTACCCTTGAGATTGCAAAAGTGGTAAAGAAGAATCACGCAGTTGTAATACACGCAACCAAAGGACACGAGATGAACCTAAAGTTTGATAGGAACTATATGAGGTTCTTCAACCAATGTTGTGCTATTATGGACAAGCTACGAGGCTCACAAGAGGAGGGAATTGATTGGGGACTAACCAAGCAGAATGCCCTACTTACGGAGCGGTTACAAAAAACTCGTGAGGAATTGTCAACAACTCGTGAAAAGTTGTATATTATGGAGCAAGAAATCAAGCAATTACGAAAAGAATATGAACTTTGCGATTGACATCGCTCCGTTAGCAGGTCTACTTGTCGGAGCAAACTATTGGAACTCCGAGATGAATGACGATTTTGAGAACCCCAAGTACCACTCTTTGCAGTTGTGCTTCGGGGTTTTTGCGTTAGTAATCACTTGGGCAACGGAGAGAGAAGAATGACAGTTCTACACCTTCTTGCTTCTAAACATAAAGATTGGGTCAAGATGGCTTATAGCTTTGGCGCAGGAGACTATGCCGAAGACATCGTACAAGAGATGTACATACGACTCAACAAGTATGTAGAAGAGCCAGAGCGTATTATGTACAAAGATGAACCCAACAAGTTATTTGTATGGGTCACCTTGCGTAATATGGTACGCAACTTTCAAAACAAGAAGAGTGTGGTTATCTACTCTGGAGATATGGTAGAGTATGACCAAGAAGAGCAACCCTTTGATTATGAAGAGGCAGAAGGTTTTGAGAGGCTCATAGAAAAGATGTGGGAGTCTACAAGTGATTTGCATTGGTATGACAAGAAGATGTTTGAAATCTACCATACTACAGATATGTCTATGAGGGACATAGAGAAAGAAACGAAGATTAGCTTATACTCAATTTTTGATACATTAAAAAAGACAAAGGAATATGTCAAAGAAACAAACAAAGAAGACTACGAAGACTACTCCAACGGTGAGCCAGAGCGCATCTAAAGGTTTAGGAGATGACATTGAGAAAATCACAAAGGCTACTGGTATTAAGAAAGTAGTAGACACCTTTGCTGAACTCACAGGTATTGATTGCGGCTGCGATGCTCGTAAGGCAAAGCTGAATAAGTTGTTCCCAAAGAAGACTCAACCATTATGCTTGGAAGAGAATGAGTACAATTTACTCAAGGAGTTCTTTATTGAGTTCAATGAACGAGAATTAAGACCACGATACCACGAAGACCTTTCAAGAATCCACGCAAGGGTATTCCAACACAAGTATTATGTTCCTTGTACTTGTAACCCTAAAGAATGGAAGAGACACATTGAGGACTTGAGAAAGGTATATGGAGAATACGAAGGTTAGTAAGCTCCTGCTTGTATGGCTTTGGACTCAAGGTCATAAGGTAAAGGAGTACAAAGAGGCTGAAGGCATAACGACAATACACGACACAGACGAATACAAGTTTGATGTTAGTGGTAACTACGGAGGCTTTCGTGTAGAGTACACGCACAATAGATTTTCATTCTACGATGGGGACAAGAAACTAAAAGACACAGACTTGAATGAGTTTCGTTAAAGGAGATATTGGTGAAGACCTTTGGTGTGATTACATCAAGAAACGAGGACACACCGATATTATCCGTGCGCCAAAAATGAAGTTCTACGATTGGGATGTGAAGAGCATCTACAGGAAAGAAGAACTGACCTTTGAGGTGAAGTACGATAGCAAGGCTTATTGGTGGGCTAATAGACGAGGAACACCAGAGCAACCTAATCTGTACATAGAGTTCAAGAACACGAACAAAGATGAGGATAGTGGTATCAAAGCAAGTAAAGCTATGTACTACATCTACATCTTAAAAAGAGATGAATCCAATACTGCCTTTGTATTTGAGCGTAAGGGATTATTAAGCCACTTGGAGCAGGTTACTTACAAGATAGTAGGTAACTCTGCTACGGGTGATGACAATGCATTGGGGTGGATACCACCATTAGAGTCTTTAGTTACCCAACCTTTTTTTGTAAATAAAATTGTGTTGTAATGTTTGGTGTTAAGAATTTTGTGTATATTTGGGTATACCAAAACACTTATTAAAATGGAAAAGAAAGAGATTATTGAAATGATGCAAACGGCATTGCTTAACTCATCTGCTGATGTTAGTGGTGACTGGTTGAATGAAGAAGAGAAAATACAAGCTATGAGTGATGCAGCGTTGTTAACTCAAGCTATTGCTCTAATGCAAGGAGTAAAGAACTTCCAATTTTAAACCAAAAGTATTATGTCAAAGAAAATCTACACCCTTAAAGAAGACCTCCTCTACGGAGGCACTCTATTCATCGCTTCTGCCATAGGCATAGCGTTCTTTTTATTTATCTACGAACTAATAGAGAGAATATAATGTACTACTTGGATAGAGAGTTGGCTTCGTACCAAGAAGACCAAGCAGCGCAATGTGACATCTGCTATGAGTATTGTGATGACAGTTGGACTTGTTCCTGCTGCCACGATTGTGAGAAGGAGAGTTGCGTATGCGATGACGAAGAGGAAATAATCACACGACAAATAGACTACCAGAAATGATGACACATAGCAAAGCTATACTACAGGCTCAAATAGTATTTGAGGAAGCGTTAAGCGACAAAGAATGCATTGACAAGCTCTTACACATAGATGCCCAGATGTATGCGAATACTGGAAAGGAGACAAGCAAGGCAGAGATGGAATCTATCCGTAGAGCATCAGCCTTTATCTACCGACTTATAAAAGGCATTGACTATGATAAGGGTCAACGCTTTATTCAAGGAATGGGATTGACACGATGAAAACATTGAATAGTTTATCTGGAGGGAAGACATCAAGTTATATCGCAGCGAACTATCCTGCGGACTATGATGTGTTCTCTCTTGTTCGTGTAGAGGATAAGAACTGCAAGTTCCCCGATGAGAAAATCCGCAAGGAGGTAGAGGATAGAATCCAAGCACCATTCATTGGAACGGCAGAAGACGATATGATTATCTATACTATGCTTGACCTTGAGCAATACATCGGTAGAGAAATCACTTGGGTTACTGGTAAAACCTTTGAGGAGACTGTAAAGTCTTACAAGATGAAGAACGGAGGGTATTACCTACCCAACAAGGTCACACGCTATTGCACTACCGATATGAAGACTATCCCTATTGCTGAATGGAGATACAAAAACATAGATGACGATGTAGTAATGCGCTTTGGCTATCGTGCTAATGAGCAAGGAAGAGCGAAGCGAATGATGGAGAAGACTAATGATAATGGAATGACAGAGGTCAAGATTATTGTTGGCAGAACTAAAACGGGTACTCAAAACAAGTGGAAGACTATTGAGTATTGTAAACCAGACTTCCCATTGATTAAAGACCACTTGTTCAAAGACACGATTGAAGAGTATTGGAAAGATAAGCAAGTGCGCTTTGCATATATGAATAATTGTGTTGGGTGTTGGTGGAGAAGTCCACTACTGCTAAAGAAAATGCACGAGAAGCATCCTAACAAGATGCAATGGTTTGCTGACCTTGAGGAAGAAGCAGGAAGCACCTTTCGTTCCGATGTTAAGTATAGTGACATCATTAAATGGAAACCACAGATAGAACTCTTTGACGATGACTTCAATGAGTGTGACTCTGGTTATTGCGGATTATGATTACTGAAGAAGACCTACATATCCTAAATAATCTTATATTAGATAAAGAGATAAACGAGAAGGAGATGATACTCCTTGATAAACTATACAATTTAATCAAAACACACTATGTCTAAACAAATCACAATGCTCAATGGGGAAACCCACGCACAAGATTGGCTTGTACAACAAGCTATTGAAGATGACTTCTACTATGGCTATCTCGGTAAGGTAGCGTTCAGTTCATCTAACCTCAAGAAACTTCTGGACTCTCCAAGAACCTACTACAACCTAATGCAGTATGGTGAGGAGACGAACAGTCAAGCTCTACGAGATGGCAGACTCATACACACAATGGTATTAGAACCTCATAAGATTGATGAGATGACCTTTGTAGATGTAGCGAGTAAGAATACGAAGAAGTGGAAAGATGCGAAGGAGATGACCCCATCACATTTACTCTACACAACCAAA